GAAAGCATCTTGTTGCATATGGTTGTGCAGGTACAGGAAAGACCTTTATAACCCTCTTCAATGCACTTAAAGATGTATTAGACGAGAACACTCCTTATGAGAGAATATACCTTGTGAGGTCTCTTGTAGCAACTAGAGAGATTGGATTTCTTCCAGGTTCCCATGAAGATAAGGCAGACATCTATCAAATACCATATAAAAATATGGTAAAGTATATGTTCCAAATGCCTTCTGATGCTGATTTTGAGATGTTGTATGGCAATCTCAAATCGCAGGAAACAATTAAATTCTGGAGTACATCATTTCTTCGTGGAACAACACTTGATAATGCGATTGTGATTGCTGACGAATTTCAGAACATGACTTTTCATGAATTGGATAGTATTATTACTCGTGTTGGTGAGAATACTAAAATTTGTTTCTGTGGAGATGCTCGTCAATCTGATTTACAGAAAACGAATGAAAAGAATGGTATTGTTGACTTTATGAACATCTTGCGTAAAATGTCATCATTTGATATAATTGAGTTTGGTATTGACGATATTGTTCGATCTGGTCTAGTCAAAGAATATATCGTCGCAAAAACAGAAGCAGGTTTTTAATGTTTAATCATGTTGATTTGAATCTCCCTACTCTTGAGAGGGAGACTATTGATGGAGTCAGATATTATTCTGTTCCTGATGAAGAAGAACTCTTAAAACTAGTTTCTATTACTTCGGTGACTAGTCATTATAATAAAGAGACTTTTGTAAAATGGAGAAAAAGAGTTGGTGATGAAGAAGCAAATCGAGTCACAAAGGCGGCAACACGTCGTGGAACTGACTTTCATAGTCTTACTGAGTGTCACCTAAAGAATATAGAGTTACTGAAAGTTCCTCCTATTTCTGATTTTCTATTTAAGATTTCTAAGGGAACTTTAAAGAATATTAATAATATTCATGCTCTGGAAACTTCCCTATATAGTAAGCAGTTAGGAATTGCTGGAACCGTCGATTGTATTGCAGAATACGAGGGTGAATTAGCAATAATTGACTTTAAGACTTCTAAAAAACCGAAACCACGAGAGTGGATCGAAAACTATTTTGTACAATGTGCGGCATATGGATGTATGTTGTATGAAATGACTGGTATCCCGGTCAAAAAATTTGTAATCATTATGGCTTGTGAAAATGGAGAATGCGTCGTCTACGAAGAAAGAGACAAATCAAAGTACATCAAACTTCTTACCGAATATATTAGAAAGTTTGTTACAGATAAATTGGAACTCTATGGAACCGAATAAGGAACTAGAAAAGGTAATCGAGAATAAATTTTTAACTCCTTCTAAGTTTGCGTTAGAAATTGAAAAGATTGTTGCCGAAGAAAAAATCAACTATATCGATGCGATTGTTCACTATTGCGAATTAAATGAACTTGATATAGAATCAGTCACAAAACTTGTATCGAAACCACTAAAAGAAAAACTGAAGTGGGATGCTACGAGACTTAATTTTATGAAAGCAACTTCGAAAGCAAAACTGCCTTTATGAAAGTGACCCCATTTGATACCTACCAACATTATTTGTCACTCAAAAATCATTTTACAAACCCAAAATACGACTTCTTCCGATATGGTGCGAAGACCCGTGCAAGTGTATCTTCATTCAATAAAAGAAGAGATAAGTATTGGTTCGAGAAAACCAGTCGTAAATATAATGACGAAGAAGTTGTAAAATTTCTTGTATCTAATTTCGCATACGCAGACAACCCACAAAACTTATGGATTGGAGAAATTATCAGTTCTGGAGAAAGGACTTACCAAGATTGGACAAAGAGACAACAGAGTTTGACTTACTTGTTCAAAGAACAAAGCAACGAATTACTCTCGAACAACGAATTAGAGAATCTATTCAGTTGTTCGAAAGGTCATCCAACAATCTTAAAAAGATTTCTTGGTGGAGACATAAGTCTTGAAACTTTTGTAATCTATGATAGAATATTCTCATTCAGAAAGAAGTTTGATAAGAAACTGAAAGATCCTGTATGGGAAACTGTTAGTCTTAAAATACAGAAGTATTCACCCTTTCTAAATATTGATGTCTTTAAGTTTAGAAAGATTTTGCGGGACATTGTAAATGAGTGACTTTTTTGATTCTGAGATCATTCAGGAAGAACTGAGTGAAATCAATGAAATGCAAGAAAAAATCTACGAGAGTTTTATTACTTTCGGTAATATGTCCCGTGAACAAAAACTTGAGCACGTTGAAATACTTACAACCTTGCTTGAAAAACAGCAAGTGATGTATACTAGACTATCTCTTTCTGATGACCCAAAGGCCATCGAAATGAGAGATAATTTACGCAAATCAGTTTCATCAATGGGGTTTCCTCCAGAGACTGATATGATGACTTTATTCAGTAGTATGAATGCTACAATCAAATCTCTCAAAGACTATATTGACGACTGAGAGAATCTTTGCTATACTATCCGAGTAAATCCAAAACATCCAAACTAATCTAAGGTAATCTAAATGAGCTTCGCAGATCTTAAAAAGCAATCCAAACTGGGTTCTTTGACACAAAAACTGGTCAAAGAAGTCGAAAAAATGAATAATGCAGGTAGTTCAGGAGATGATCGTCTCTGGAAACTAGAATGTGATAAAGGTGGCAATGGTTATGCCGTTATTCGTTTCCTGCCTGCTCCTGAAGGTGAAGACCTTCCATTCCAAAAACTATACTCTCATGCCTTCCAAGGTCCTGGTGGATGGTATATTGAGAACTCTCTGACGACTCTGGGTCAGAAAGACCCAATGTCAGAATACAACACGATGCTGTGGAATAACGGCACCGATTCTGGTAAAGATCAAGCACGTAAGCAGAAACGTAAACTGACTTATGTCGCAAACATCTATGTTGTAAAAGATCCTGCTAATCCTTCCAATGAAGGTCAGGTAATGCTTTATAAATTCGGTAAGAAAATCTTTGATAAGATTACTGCCGCAATGCAACCTGAGTTTGAGGACGAGGAAGCAATCGATCCATTTGACTTCTGGCAGGGTGCTAACTTCAAACTGAAGGCAAAGAATGTTGCCGGTTATCGTAACTATGATTCTTCAGAGTTTGCCCGTCAGGATGCACTTCTGGAAGATGATGAAGCAATGGAAGCAATCTGGAAGAAAGAGTATTCTCTCGAAGAGTTTGTTGCTCCAGACCAGTTCAAGTCTTATGATGACCTGAAGAAGCGTCTTGATTATGTTCTTGGTATCAAAGGAACGACTAAGTTTCAAGACCAAGAATCCGTTCAGGAAGAAGAAGAGTTCCGTCAGCAGAATCGTGCAGAATCAAATCCTGTCCCTCAGTCAATGAAGGAAGAACTTGATAGTCTATCTCCTACCAAGACTGATGACGATGATGATACACTCTCATACTTTGCCGCACTCGCAGCAGACTGAGTTAGTTAGGGATTGTGACTTTGGTATTCTCAGTTCTAATCAGTGATTCGTTCACATATTCTGAGGATATTCCATAAGTCATAATCTCTCTCATATCATTTAAAAATTGTTGTAAATATCCTTGTTTTAGTAAATAAATCGAGGATTTTTTATTGTTTTTAATTGTTTCATATTCCCAGTTCGTAATACCTCTTCTTACTGAAATCCCAGATACAGAAACTTTAGAACCATTATCACTATAATTTAAAGTAAAGTCTTCATTGACATCTTTACCTGCCGGAAGAATTAATCTACCATTCGAATCTTTGACTTCTTTTGTTTCATAATAATTAATATCAGATAAGTTCTCTACACCATACTTATTTTCTGCATACTTATATAATTGGTAATTAGATAAAGGCCATTCATCTCTTACATTAATAATACCGGCAGTCATTAAGACTACCCAATCTAAATCTGCCTTACCATAAAACTCTTCGGCAACTGTATCAGGTCTGGCACCCTCTACGATTTCATACTTATTGAAGAGTGTAAAAACATTTTGTAAGTCATCACGTACCTTATTTCTTCTGAATAAGTTTTTGACTTTTAAGTAATCTTGTGATGAAATTGCATCAGACAAAAATGACTGATATTCTACATCTGGTAGTTCTCTGAAATAACCCATTTTAGTATCCTACTCCTCTTTTACCACTTTCGTTATCATAATCTTCTGCATAAACTGGACTTAGTTCTTGGAATGATAATTGCATCACCATATGAACTGGTGTTTTGGACTCATCACTATATGTCATATAAGTTCCCGAACCTGTGTAATTGACCTGAACATTTGTAAGTGCCGCAACAACAAAACTATTTAAGAATTGGTGATTATTGCTTCCAGTCATATATTTTAGACGGAATACATTTGGAGACTGGAGAAATATACCAGTTGCATTTCCGTTATCGACTGTTGTTGATGGTGACATACTTATTTTTAAAGTTCTAATAATATTTTTTACCATTTCTGCTTCATCACCATTTCTTGGAGCAAGATTAAAGGAAAAATTAAAACTTCTTAATTTTACACCATTAAATAATAATTCTGTATTTGGATTTAAGATTTGACCTGTTGATCTTGCTAAAACTCCTTCAAAACTAGTGTTTCCTCCTAAAACATTTACTGCCTTCGAAGCAAAAAATGCATTAGATAGTTGCTGTGCTTCACCACTTTGTACAAGAGATTTTCCAGCACCTGCTATCTCTGACCCTGCAGAAAGAAGACCTTTGAAAAAATCTCCAAGTGATGGTCCAGAATTCATCACATCACTTGCAAGTCCAAGACCATATGCTGCAAATGGATTTATACTATCTTCACCCCAACCCGTAGAATTTGTTGATGAAATATTTTGTGGTATTGGTAAAAGTATTGATCCTAGTATGTCTTCA